AGGGGCTGGTTCAGCGGGGGCTGGTTCGGCAGGGGCTGGTTCGGCAGGGGCTGGTTCAGCGGGGGCTGGTTCGGCAGGGGCTGATTCAACAAAGACTGATTCAACAAAGACTGATAGTTCTGGAAATATAGATGAATCGTCTAATACATCATTATATATAGGTATTGGTGTTGGTATTTTACTTTTGATTATTATTATAGGTGTAGTTTTATTTATAATTATAAAAAGAAAAAATAAAACTACATCTCAAAATGAATAAAATAATATAAAATAATATATTATATATATATAAGTATAATATATAATGGGTAGTTCATCAAAATCTTCAATTTCAAATAATATATCAAATTTGACTGTAAATAAAAGTGATCTAGAAGCACTAAATAGCAATGTAAATGAATTTGTAAGTAATAGTGTTATAAAAAATACCGATGGATGTAGTGCAGGATCAACACAAATGAGTGATAATGACTTAGGCGATATTACTGTTGTCGGTAAAAAAAATACTGCAAATATTGGAGTTAATTCTAATCAAGATTCAAGTGTAAGTTTACAATGTATACAACAATCTATACAACAAACCAATATTAATAATGATATAGCAACATCAATTATGCAAAATTTACAACAAAATGTATCAAATGATCAACTGACAAAAATGGTAAATGAAGCTGAAACAAATATGAAACAAGGTTTAGGAGCTGGTTTATTAAATCCATTTTCTAGTGCAAGTTCTGAAGTGAATATGAATTTATCAAATACACAAGTAACAGATACAACTCGTAAACTAAGCAATTTGATATCTAATAAAGTTGCAAATAATCAACAGGTTGCTTCAGTAAAAGATTGTTTTACAAAAGCTGCACAACAACAAAATAATACAGTTGGTAATGTAAAAATTTTAGGAGATGAAAACACTGTGAATGTAAATATACAAACAAACCAAGTTGCAAAATCATTTGCAACATGCCAACAATTAACACAACAAACAGCAACAACTACTAATGATATTGCAACAACACTAGGATTAAAAATCGTTGATGAAACTGAAAATAAAATGAAGTCAGATTCTGTAGGTAGTTCTAAAACATCACTGACACAAACTGGAATTGAAGGTATATTTGCAGCACTTTCAGCTTTCTTAGCTGCTCCACTAATAAGTGGAATTGCTATATTTTTATGTGTTATATGCTGTATTATAAGTTCAGTAATGTACGCAAAATTTAGTGGTAGTAAATCTAATAGTAATTCGCTGAAAGACGGCAATCACGATGGTGAAAATGCAGGTGCAGGTGCAGGTGCAGATGCAGGTGCAGATCCAGCTTAAAGTACCACATAGTTAATTAAAATAAATAAATTTAATATTTATTTATTTAATGTTTATTAAATGTTTATTTAATATTTATTTAATATTTATTAAAAAATTAAACTACAGGTTGTGAACGTCCACGTGGACGTCTAGTTTGACTACGAGTAGATACTGATTGCCATTCATTATCTTGTGAATTTGCTTGAGTATTTGTAGTTGAAGTTGAACGAACTGGTTTATAATTTGGTCTAGATGTAGATTGAGCCGTAGATTGAGCCGTAGATTGAGCCGTAGATTGAGCCGTAGATTGAGCTGTAGATTGAGCTGTAGATTGAGCTGTAGATTGAGCTGTAGATTGAGCTGTAGAATTTCCACGTGGACGTTGAGTGCGTTGAGTGCGTTGAGTGCGTTGAGTGCGTTGAGTGCGTTGTTGGCGTTCAACATGCGGACGTTGAGTACGTTCAGAACGTTGTTGTCGTTGAGGACGTTGTTCAGTTTCAACTGAAAATTTGGTTCTGGTTTCATTAACAAATGAATTCCAATCATTGGAAACAGTTGTTAGAAAATCAAGGAAAGTATTTGCAGCAGTTTTGAGTTTTTCATATGCTACAAACTCAGTTTGATTTTCTTTGTATCGTTGAACAGAATTTGGATCACGTTGAACAATAAATTTAAGACGACTTACAAGTACACGCATAAGTTGTCCAAATTGTGCATAATTATATGTAAGTGTACGATTTACACCAGATGGAATGGAACGATATAGAGAACCATTGTTACGATTTCCATTAAGATTTGCTCCAAATACCTGACGTTCTACATCAGACTCGAAATTGGAAAGAAAAGATGTTTCGTAACGAGTATATAAATCGGTACATAGTTGTTTAAGTTTTGGATATAGGGTTTGTTGATATTCATTTTGTGGTGATGTAAGACGTTCTGTCATTGATTGAAATCCAAGTACTACTTGTGATGCAGAACCTTTTGATACTTTGAAAGTATCTTTGAATTGTGTCTTGAGGTGTGCAAATGAAACATCAGTAAATGATACTGGTTGAGAATCTGAATTTGTTGGTGCGTTTGTGTTTTGTTCTTGAGCCATATTAATATACTCAATATAATTTGTTAATTTCTTAAATCATTTTATTTCAAAAACAATTTATGAAAATTTTTTTATTATAAAGTAATATTAATAGTGATTATATAATGAAAAAAAATAAATCTCAAAAACCTACATCTATTGTTGAAATAATGGCTGAATATATGTATTTAGTTATTATAGGAGAAAAAGATAATTTAAAAGATTTTGTAAATAATTTAAAAAATAATGTAATGGATGATAAAAAAAAATTTATTATAACTCGTCTCGATGTACCAATATTATTCGAATATGATAAAATCAGAAATACTGCGAAAAAAGAATTAATAGTAGATATGGGTATAGAGTCTGCACAATCTTATGCATATGCACAAGAACCATTTATATTACCTCGTGTTAATAAAAAAAAACAATTAAAAATGGATCATACAGAAAATTATATGTTAATGATTATAGATGATAATATATTACGTTTCCCTAAAATAGATTTAACAGAAGAAGACCCTGAAAAAATGATAATCGATTGGATGAAAAAATATAATGGTGGTACAGTTCCAGAAAAATTTATTAAAACAATTAAACCATTATCTCTTGTTGGATTTGATGATGAAATATTAGTGTATAGTGGAAAAATATGATTCGCATATATGCGAATCATATTTTTCCACTCTAGCGTGAAATTCATATAACGATAACTCTATGTGAATTTACATGGTACATTGGGAAAATATGATTTTGCCACTCTAGCATGAAATTCATATAACGATAACTCTATGTGAATTTACATGGTACATTGGAAAAATTTGAAAACCATGCATCATTAAAGTTTTATTATATTATTTTATAATATAATAAAATAATATAATATTATATAAATAATAATATGAAAAAATATTATAATTATGTTATATTCCATAAAAAATGTCCAGATGGTTTTACTGGATTTTTTATATTGCATAAATCAAATCAAATGCATAAAAAATCATTAATCTATCCAGATGTACCAAGCGCAAGAAATGTACCTCCAAATATAGATAATAAAGATTTAATTATAATAGATGTTGCTTATAAATATAATGTATTACGTGAAATAATATTGAAGGCAAAAAGTATATTATTTATAGATCATCATATAACCATAAGAAATGATGTTTTAAAATTAGAAGAAGAATTTTCAGAAAAATTTAAATCAATATACAATGAAAAAAAGAGTGGTGCAACATTAACGTGGGAATATTTATATCCAAATAAAAAGCATCCATATTTTATAGATTTAATAGAAGACAATGATATTGGTAAATGGGAATTACCAAATATAAAAGATTTTATGTCAGGGTTTAGTGTAAATTTTGATCTCAAATTAAATGATGTTAATTTAAAAAAATTTAATATTCTGTTTAAAAAATCAACTATTAAACAATTAATAAATAAAGGAAAAATATATAATGAATATAAAAAATATTTAACACAAGAGAATTCAACAAGAATTTCTATAGAACGGTTTCCATCTGATAATATTTATAAAGAATATAAAGATAAATTTAAAAAACCTGGTCAATATAAAGTAGCAGTATATTGTGGATCTTCTTGTCCAAATCCAACAGAATTAGCTGATAAAATATTGAATGATACTAAATGTGATTTTTTTATATCTTGGGTATTAAACTTAGATAGAAATGAATATGTGTTAACATTCAGAAGTTTTAATGTTAATGTCGGTGAGATTGCAAAATTATTTAATGGTGGTGGACATACATATGCTGCAGCATGTTCATTTAAAGCAGATAAATATGATATTACTGATTTATTTTTAGGAGAATCTATGCCAAGATAAATATATTTTTTTTATTATTTACATATATGATCTGAATAAATTAGCAAGTTCTTTTCTTACAGCACTTGCATTAGAAGAGCTTGCATTAGAAGAGCTTACACTAAGTGATGCTCTAGAAGGAGATGCTGATTGGCTCGAGCTTGATGTATTGGTTGTAGATGATGTTGAACCTACAGATGGTAACATATCACGTGCTGGAGTGGCTAATCTTACCTGTTGTGTATTACCTTTCTTTTTATCTTCACATAAAACATATACAACTAATATGATAACTAATGCAAGAATACCAAAGAGAAGGACTTTTTTATTTTTATCACGTTTTTGTTCTTCGGCAGTATTAACTGGTTTTTGATTATTTTGATTGGACATTATAATATATAATAATATAATATTTTTTTTTATATTATTAAAATAATTTTATATTTTTATATAGACAAATTATATTTTTATATAAACAAATTATATTTTTATATAAACAAAATATATTTTTATATAAACAAATTATATTTTTATTTTAATATATTTTTTTTATATTGTATATTATATATTATGTCGGAGGAGTATAAATTTTCATATAGAGAAGCAATGAAAGATAAATCATGCGGACAAAGCGTATCAGTATTATTTTTTGCATTATTTTTATTAATGTTAGTAATATTAGGTAATGCTATCAAAACTGGTTCACAAAACTCAGCATGGGGATTATACGTATTTGTAATTTTAATTGGTATAGGTATGATGATTGTATTAATTACTGGTACCGGCAGTAGTAAAGAAGGTGGAACCCCGTGGTTATTTTCCGGATTATCAATATTAATGTCTGGCTTAGCTATTCTTGCATTAATAATGGCAGAACTAAATATGGAATCAAAAGATGTAGCAATTGCTTACATCGCAGTAATATTGCCAGGTTTATGTGGATTAGTTTATTCACCAATATATAGTATACTGAAAAAAAAATATACGAGTTTTATAAAAAAAAATGCAGCAGGCAGTGATACATAATTTTTTTCGAAAAAAATTGTTTCACTTTTAAGAGCTTAAGAGCTTAATAACTTTTACACCTTTTAACATTTAAAATGCCGATTTTTCAGCAAAAAAAATATTAAAAGACTGATTATTGAAAATCAGTAAAAACAACTTATATACTATCTTTTACTCTATTTAAATTAATAAATAGTAATAGTAATTTTTTATTCTCTTCTAAATTCTTTTATTCTTTCTTTCTTGTTGTCTAACATATGTTTCACTATTTTTAACATATTTATACAACTATTCTTATCTCTCGTTAAAAATTTGTAAGTATCAAATATTGACTTATTTTCGTCTTCTGGACTACCAATATTTTTATTCTTACAATTTTTACATCCTAATAATCTAAATTTCGTTTCCCCTTTTAATTCTATATTTTCTACATCATTAAAACAATTACAACACTTTTTACTTGTGTTATATTCATCTATTAATAATGTGTTATATTTTTTACTTATTAATCGTTTTAATCCAACACCCATTGTTGATGTTCCTTTTATACAACTTCCATGTTTATTACTCCAATCACCAATACAAACAACAATATCTTTTTTATCTCCAAATTTATTTTCGATGTTATTAATAAATTTATCTTCGCTTTTTTGTCTATATGTTTTTGTTCTCCAATTTATTTTTCTATATAGTAATTTCTCATAAAATGATTTCGTTTTTTCATTTATTTCATGTTTTGCTTTAATGAAATCTTTAAATTTATCATAATTAACTGTTGTTGATAAATATATACTTAATTTAGTTTCTTCATCAATTATATTTGCAATATTTTTATCTATTAAACTTGTTTGTTTTGTTCTATTTTTATTTGTATTTATAATTCTTCTATTTCTTTTTGCCAAACTTTCAGTATCTCTTTGCATACATGAATATTTTAATTCATTTCCACTATTGTCCATCATATATAATAAATATTTCTTTCCGGGATCTGCGCATACAATATTTTTTGTTTTCATATCTTTTATTTGTGTTTCTGATAAATCATCAATATACGATATACTATTATCAACTGATTTTACTTTTCCTCCATATTTTTTATCTTTAATAGATATATGTTTAAATAATAAAGAACATCCTATACCATCAGTTTGAATAGTATAATTAAATATATAATCTTTTGTAGATTTAAATATTTTTTTATTCATTCTAAAATAATCATCCCATACACTATATTGTATCTCTTTTAAATTTTGTAATAATTTGCCTTTTTCTTTAGTTGTTGTAAATAAATTAATAAGACTGGCAGTGTCAAGAGTTATATATTTTGGCACATTATTTTTTCTTAATGATAATGGTTGAAATAATTTAATAATTTGTCGATTTAATTGTTTTATTTCTTCTTTAGATGCATTATTATCTTGTTTGTTTTTAATTTGATTTCTAATGTTTTCATTAAATTCTTCATATTTTGAATTCATATAAAATGAATATTTAATATATTTAAATGGATATGCTTGACAATCATATGGTATTGATTTTTTAAATTCAGTTGGAATAATATTATTCTTATTATCATCAAACCATTTTTTTATTTTTGTTGGAATATTCTCAAATTTATTTTCAGTTATCGCTTTTTTAAGTTTCCATAATGTTTCTTTCTTTTCTTTAATATATTCTTTTTCCTTTTCTCTTAATGATTTATTATTTTTAATCTTTTTAGTTATTCTAATACCTTTACTAATAATATATTTTTTATTATCATCTTCAATTATTTTACTATATTTTTCATCATAATATTTTCCACAAAAGATATTTATAAATCTAAATAAACGTTTTATAAAATGTTCTTTTAAATTTGTTGTTATACAAGTTTCCATTGTTTGACATATATATGGAATTACGAAAGACATACATTTTAAATCATATTTATTGTGATTAAAAATTGGTTTGAATTCTGTGTTATAAAAATTATTTAATTCATTTATTAATGTTGTATTTTTTGATTGTTTCCCTCTGGCATCTTTAATTCCTAATGTAGTAATAACATAAGAAATAAAATCAGAATCTAAATCAGGTATAGATTGATTATTTTTATATTTATATAATGCAAATAATCTAATAAACATATAAGCATCAATAACAATATGATTACATTTGATTACTAATTCATTAATTTTATTATGAATCTCAGGATCTTTAATAATATATTTCAAAGATGTTTTAATAGTTCTATATGGTGTTTTTTCTTTAGTAAATTTTGCTTCTTGAACAATATCTGGTTTTTTCTTTTTCTTCATTATAATTTATATTTAGAAAATAAATTTATTTTTTTTAACGCAAAACTATGTAAAAATATGTTTTTATATGAAAAATAAAAAATTGATGAAAAATAAATTTATAAAATAAGTTAAATATAATTATATAATACAAATAATGACAAATAAAATAATTCCATATGAAAAATCATTTGCATCTCATGAGAAAGCACAATTTTGGAGTGATAAAAATGAGTTAAAACCATATGAAGTGTTTAAGTGTAGTAATACGAAATTTTGTTTTAATTGTAATATATGTAATCATGAATTTGATATATCACCAAACAATGCTAATACAGGTTATTGGTGTCCTTATTGTGTAAATAAATTATGTGATAAAGAAGATTGCAATCAATGTTTTGAAAAATCATTTAATAATCATGATAAATCTAAATTTTGGAGTGATAAAAATAAATTAAAAGCTAGACAAGTATCTAAAAATTCACATAAAAAATATTGGTTTATATGTGAGTGTGACCATGAATTTGAGATGGTATTAAGTCATATATCTAGAGGTAGTTGGTGTTCTTATTGTAGTAATCCACCAAAAATATTATGTGATAAAGAAGATTGTAATCAATGTTTTGAAAAATCATTTGCTAGTAATGAAAAATCTAGATATTGGAGTAATAAAAATAAACTAAAATCTAGACAAGTATTTAAATCTACAAATGATAAATACTGGTTTAATTGTAATTGTGGTCATGAATTTGAGGCAGGATTAAATCATATTAGTACAGGTAAATGGTGTCCATATTGTTGCATTCCACCACTAAAATTATGCGAAAAGGATAATTGTAATCAGTGTTTTGAAAAATCTTTTATTAGTAATGAAAAATCTAAGTTTTGGAGTAATAAAAATAAATTAAAACCTAGACAAGTATTTAAAAATGCACATAATAAATACTTATTTAATTGTGATTGCGGGCATGAATTTGAAGGTAATTTATACAATATTATTAAAGGGGTTTGGTGTTCATATTGTAGTAATCCGGCTAGAAATTTATGTGATAAAGAAGATTGTAATCAATGTTTTGAAAAATCGTTTGCTAGTAATGAAAAATCTAGATTTTGGAGCAATAAAAATAAACTAAAACCTCGACAAGTATTTAAATCTACAAATGATAAATACTGGTTTAATTGTAATTGTGGTCACGAATTTGAGGCAGGATTAGATAATATTACTAATAATCGGTGGTGTTCATATTGTTCAAATAATAAATTATGTGATAATAATAATTGTGTTATATGTTTTGAAAAATCTTTTGCATCACATGAAAAAGCAAAATATTGGAGTGAAAAAAATAAATTAAAACCAAGACAAATTTTTAAAAATTCTAATAAAAAATATATATTTATATGTAAAAAAAAACATTTATTCGCAAAATCAGTAAGTTCTATAAATCAAGGTGGTTGGTGTCCATGTTGCGTCAATAAAACAGAACAAAAATTATATGATAAATTATTAACATTATATCCTACTTTACAACAACAATATAAAGTAGATTGGTGTAAATCTGATACTACAAATAAATGTTATCCATTTGATTTTGTTATAAAAGAACAAAAAATTATAATTGAGCTAGATGGAATACAACATTTTGAACAAGTTAGTAATTGGGATAGTCCGGATAAAGTACAAGAACGAGATAAATATAAAATGAAATGTGCAAATGACAATAATTATTCTGTAATTAGAATTTTACAAGAAGATGTATTTTATGATACATATGATTGGTTATCTGACTTAAATGATAACATAAAAGATATTATTAAAAATAAGAAAGTTCAAAACATTTATATGTGTAAAGATAATGAATATTACATATTTAATTAATTTATATTTTTAACATTATTATCTTTTTTATCTTCTTTATTTTCTTTATTTTCTTTTTTTTGTTTTAATTTTTCTTTACGTTTTAAATATGCATTATGGCGCCATTCCTTTAATTTTTCTGGATTTGTTTCTTTTATTTTTTCCATATATTTTTTTGCTTTCTCTTTAACAACATCTGTATGATTTTCATAATATTTTTTATGTCTATCTGTATTTGTATATGTTTTTAATCTTTCTTCAAGTTCTTTATTTTTATTTTTTAATTCTTCATTTTCTTTTATTAAATCATTAATATTTATTTTATCTGTCATATATATCTAATATAAATTTATATTTTTATATTATTTATATGACACGGCATAAAAGTGAAGACTATAAATTAAGCGCAGTAAAAAATAAAAATATTTATATTTTTATTTTTAATTCTTCGAAAAAATAAAAATTTTGTAAATTTTTATTTTATTCGAACAGTTAAATATTATTTAATCAGCGATGATACACAAGAAAATGTATCTAAAATATTTAAATGTTCTGTAAGAAGTTTATTAAGGTGGGTTTTTTCTAAAATAACTTTTTTAGAAAAAAGCCATAAAATATAAATTAAATAATTTATATTTTTCGGGTTTATAGATATAAAACAGAAGGAGAAATTAAAAGACATAATAGATTTCCCATAGCATATAAAATATCAAAGAAACATGTAAAATATATATTAGATCAATTAATAAAAAATAAAACTATAACATTAGAAGATCTAATTATTAAATTAAAAACAAAATTTAAAAAATTATCAATAAGTAAAATGCATTTACATAGAATTATAAAAGATAATAACATAACATTAAAATTAACAAGATTAAGACATGAACCTATAAAAAGATTCGGTTAGAAATTATTTTTCGTAAAAATAATTTCTTAGCGTAAAAAATAAATTTTGTAAAATTTATTTTTCTCGGTAAGAAAATTAATATTAAATCTAAATTAAAAGAATTTTATGAAGAAATAAGTAAATATAAACTAAAAGATATAATTTGTATTGATGAAACTTCAATTAATGCTTTACAAAAAAGAAATCATTGTTATAATGAAATTGGAAAGAGATGTGTAATAAAAACTCATTCTCAAGAAGTATTTAAAAAATATACATGTATCTTTGCAATTAATAATAAAGGTGTAATTGGCTGGAAATTATATCGTAAAGGAGGAATAGATACAGATAGATTAAAACATTTTCTAAAAAAATATATAACTAGAAAATATAAAAATAAATTAATTATTTTAGATAATGCAAGTTCTCATAGAAATGAGAAAATAAAGAAATTGATAAATAAAAAGAATGTATTATTATATTCAATCCCGTATCAACACTATACAAATGCAATTGAGGGCTTCTTTAATATACTTAAATCAAGATTACAAAAATTAGAAGGATTGGTTTATGATGAATTAAAAGATAATATAAAGAAAGTAATAAAAGATATACCAAAAGAATATTATAAAAATATATTTAAAGGTTCATATGATAGGAAAATAAAATATATAAAGAAGATAAATAGCAGAAAAAAGAAACTTAAAAATTATCTATAAAAATCGGCATTTTAAATGTTAAAAGGTGTAAAAAAATTGAATTTAATTAATTCTATTATTTTTTATTTTTTATATTTTAATATTTATAAATTACTATAAAATGAAATTTGAATCATCTACTAATTATAAGAATAACATATCATTGTATTATGTATTGGAAACATTATATAATTTTATGAAAGATGGTGATGTATCTAAAGATAGACATGAAGAAAATTTAAATATTTCTATCATATATGACAATTTTATTGATAACAAAAATAGTATGACAATATTTGATATTAATTTACTATCATCATTAGATGATGATCTTAAAATGTTAACAGGAGATAATTTGTCTGGAAATAATTTAATACATTATGATGATATTTTTAACATAAATTTTATTAAAAATAAAGGAGGATTTATAGTATCATTAGATAATAATTATTTTGTAATACTTGTTAAATTACAACAATATTTATTTTCTATTAGAGATTGTAAACAAATATATCAATTTGATTTTAATTCATTTGATGATCTATTAATTCATCTATTTAATACATATAAAATTAATGAATTAGATAATAAAAATATAATTTGTATTAAATCAATTTATAAAAAATTTGAATGTGATATAAATATGATAACTGGAATAGATATAAAACCACAATATAAAATAATAGAAAATAAAAAAGGATATATTGATATAGATTTAACTATTTTAAATTATGATAGTGATGGCGAAGATTCTATATTTAATTAAAATTTCATTTTTAGCCTTAACTACTTTTTTAGCCTTAACTACTTTTTTATAATAAAAATTGATTTCGCGAAAAATGAAGTTTTTACTAAAACTTCATTTTTAGCCTTAACTACTTTTTTATAATAAAAAATTGATTTCTTTATTATTTAATTTTATAATAGATTACTATGATATTATAATACTAATTATGTCTATTCTGTGTGAATTATGTGGTCTAAAATACGAGAATGAAATGATAGTAGATAAACAACATTGTGATTTCACTCAATGTTATGATTGCCTATTTTCAATGAATTTTAATGATCAAACAATATTAAAGGGATCAATGGGATATAATCTACAACAATATATTGATATCTCGAAAAAATATCATACACTGATACAAGAGATTCCATGTAATCGTTTAAGTGATTCAGGTGGATGTTATGTATGTATGTATATTCTTGATATTCCGTTACAATTATCGGATAATTGTAAGGCTATTAATAATGAAAAATTAATACCGTTTGATAATCCAAATCTTAATCAAAATCTTAATCAAAATATTACATCAACAGAATCAAAAAAAGATAATACATCTACAACACAATTAGAGCCATTTATAACGCATGATATTAATATTTATGATAATATTGCCAACATAAATGAAAATAGTGACATAATGCTATCTCTATAATTTTTTTATAAAAATTGAATTATAATTTTATTATAATTTTATTACAATTATAAAGATAATCAAAAATTAATTTAATTATAATATGACATATGGTATAATATTTTATCAAATAATTAACAATAAAGTCTATATATATCTTAAACGTAATCTAAATGAAGAATATCAAGATATATCAATAAACGAACCAACTGATGATAATATTTTGTATAACATTGGTAGTTTATATTATGTAAAAAATTCTGATTATAAACATACAATATATTTACTTGATATTATAAAATACAGTGATTTATTTGATAAATATAAACATAATCTTGAAAAAATAAATTATGAAATATTCAATCAGAAAATATTTCATAATAATATTAAACATAAAAGAATAAAAAATTTTATAATAAAAAAAGAACTTGATTATATTATATTAAATTATAAATTAATTAAAAAAATTAAATCAACAAATTGTATTTTAGAAAAATGAATTAAATCAAATCAATAATAAAATGTTTAATATAATTTTGTGAAGCATGTTTTTTTATTGAAGTAATATCTTTATCATTTAATTTTATTGTTCTGGATTGTAATTTTATATGATTTTTTTCTTTATCATAATATGCAAATCTTGATAAAATATTTTTATTAATTCTATTAGTCATTACTATATCGGTATTATAATTTATTTTTTTTTGGTGTTCCATCCATATCATATTTAATTCTAAATTTAATATTTTTAATCCTTTATATGTTCCAAAAATATTTGGATTTGATATTAATTCAGATGTCTTTTCTACACCAGCTTTTTCTTTAATTTCATCAATAATTTTTTTATGATATTTATTATATTCTTTTGTATTTTCTTTTGTTATATTACAAAAAAATAATTTTGTAGAGATATTTGTTAATGAATTATTTATTGTAGATTCTAAATTCTTTTCTATCTCTGAGTTATCATGTCCAATAGATACAAATATACCTTCTATTTTATTGATAGTTTTTGTACCATATGAATTTAATACAATATCACCAAACAGTAATAATCTTTCTTGTTCTAAAGGTGATAAATTTTCATTTGTCCATCTTTTTAATGTTTCTACATATAAATTTGACATACTAAAAAATGGTGAACTTAAATTTCGTATATCTTGATTTTTTAATCTATGTAAATTATTTTGATTCAAAATTAAAGAACCTAATTCTATTGTCTTTTTATGATTATTTGATTTACGATTTACAAAACAAAATGTGATCTTATTTGTGTCATAAATTTTAGTATTATTTATTTTATTTATTCTATTCGTATAATTATTTTCATAGTCTAACATAAATAATAGATTTTCATATTCTACTTTTGATAGATTAAGTGTTTTTAGATAATATAATCCTTCTAATTTAAATTTATCTATCTCAATATTATTATTTTTATCATTATTATCATATAATATTTCAATTGATATATTTTTAACACATCGTATATATATATTCATAATATTGTCTCTATCGTTGATATCAATATAATTATATAAATGTAATGATTTTTCTTCTGAAATTGTATATTTTGTTAAACTTTTATAATAATTATTATTAAAATAATCATCTAATCTAAATATACATCTCATATAATCAAAATTATCTATATTATCAAATAATAAGTTTGTATCAAAATCTATATATTCATTTTGTTTGTCTTTATGATAATATTTAGCTAAAGCTAAATGAATCTCACCCGAATCGTAAATATTTTTTAATCCAGCAATTTCAGTTTCATCTATTGCTTCAACATTACGATGTAACCCACGTGATTTTAAAATATTTGTTAATATTTTATTAGTTGGAGTCAATAATGGATTAACTATCATATTTTGGTGTTTTTCTAATAATTGTTTATACATATTAAACCATATCATATATATGTCATCTTTGTGTATATCTGCTAGAATCATTTGTGATAAATTTGCATTATATTGTATATATGTTACTTTATTTATATTGTAAATATTTTGATTTTCATATAAATATGCACGGTCTATTTTATTCCATCTATATTCAAAATATTTATTATAAATATATTCTGCTTCATCTATTTTTATAAGAGAATGTCTCATCGCAAAAAGCATTGAATCAAAAATACCGACCGATGGTTCTAATAATAATAAATCTGGTATCAATTGATTGTTTATGAAGTGTGCAGCAGGTGTTCTTAATGTAAATAAAATATCAGGATTTTGCATAACTACATAATTAGAACTTATTAATAATATTTTTTTATATTGTGATAATCCTAATGCAAAATATTTAATAAATGATACTCCATGTATATGTATATCTGTCACACGAATAATTATATAAAATTTTTCTAATAATGTTACATAATCATCACTCACGTCTTGTGTAACTATACATATTCTATCAGCATATGATCCACATCGTATTAACGAATATGCTAATACTAATAGATTTGGTAGATTAAATAAAGTATCATTATTTATATATGTTATATATGCGTATATATTATATCCATACATATTTATAGTTTTTTCCGGTTTTTCATACATATATTATAATATAAGATAACAAAATATAATATAATTAACAAAATATAACAAAAACAAATAAAAAAATTAATCAATCTCATTTTTTGGTGCAATATTTGCATTTATGATTGCTTTTACAACTTTATCTTTGTGATCACCTGAAAAGATATAAATATTTTTCTCATCGTTTATTCCCATAATTAATGATGTTCCAAGTTTTTTCTGAAGATCTTTACAAAATTTAATTTGTTCTTCTTTTTTAATATACGAATCTAAACCATGAATATGAGTTCGGTTACGTTTATTTTTTCCATCGGGAACAATCTTTATCAGAATCTTTCGATCTATCTGTGACAAAAGATTATTCTTAATATCATCATCGACACTAAAATCTGATCCAGAATCAGATCCAGAATCTGATCCAGAATCAGATCCAGAATCTGATCCAGAATCTGATCCAGAATCAGATCCAGAATCTGATCCAGAATCTGACATAGAGTCGGAATTATTTATAAAATCTTCAGTAGATTTGGTAAGAGACATATTTAAAATATTAATATTATAAGTACTAAATAAAGTATTCAGAAATTAAAAAATTCAATTTTTTATAAAGCATATGATTTGTATAATTTAACATATCGAATCGGTTTGATTTTTATCTCCATTGTCTTATAATTATTAATAATATTTTTTAAAATATCATCATTATCATTTTTATCTGATTTATCTGATTTATCTGATTTATCTGATTTATCTGATTTATCTGATTTATCTGATTTATCTGATTTATCTGATTTATCTGATTTATCTGATTTATCTGATTTATCTTTTTTATCAGATTTATTATTTATATTACTAAATTGTGGTTGTGAATGAATATTTAATATACTTTCTCTAAATTTATATTGATCTTGTGAAAAATTTTCATCAATATCATCATCAATATTATCATCAATAACATCATCTATATCACTAGTAGCACAGCTTGGGCATGAACTTGTATTATGTGATACATTACCAGAATCAGAATTAATATATTGTATATTGCTTGTTTTTTCATCATCATCCATTGTGATATCCATCATAAATTGTTTATTATCTTGCATTCCTTGCATAAAATCAATCCATGATTGTTCTGATGGTATTACTGGTAGATTTTTATTATTAGATATATCAAAGAATGATAAATGTTTAATATTTTTTGGCATACATCTTAGATCATTGTCTGAGAGATCTACCCACTCAAGAGAATCAGGAAAATCTGGTACTGATTCTAGAAAATTATTAAACATATCGAGTTTTTTTAGTTTAAATGGAAACTTACAAAGAATATTTCGAATTTTGCAATTATAAGCTATAAATACTTTTAATTCAGATGGAAATAATGCAATAATACTAATATTATTTTTAGATATATCTAATATTTCAATTGAATCTGATAGATATTCTATATCACTTATACGATTATTATTTAAATATAGTTCTTTAATATTTTCCATTAAAAATGATAAATTTTCAATTAAATTATTTTTAAGTGATACAATTTCAGCAGATTTTGGAATATCATTAATATATGTTATACAATTATTATCTAAAATAAATGTCTTTAAATTTGTAAGTTGGTCAAAATCAGTAATTAGTTCTATCAAATTATCAGTGAAATCTATTGACTTTAATGTTGATGGAAATGTTTTACAAGAGACAATTTTTAGATTACATTTATTACATTTTATTGATTCTAATTGGGGAGGCAAATATGATATTTCATCTAAAGGACATTTTGTAATTATTAATGTTGTTAATGATATTAGATTGTGTAGACGTATTGGTAATAGATTGGCTCTAAAACTAACATCGATAAATTCACCATGTTTCTCATTAGTTTGTTCATATATATCAAGTAATGTAGATATATCTATTTTCTCATCCATTATGTTATTGTATGTATTATTATTTGATGGACGAAATAGATCCTCAATTAATTCAATATCTGTTGTCGTTTGTTTACTATTATTATATGTATCATAATATGGCGGTGGTACATCTGGATTTAAATCAGATGATGTTACTTCCATTTGATTATCAAATATCACATATTCACCGATATCATCATATAAATTACTCATATTGATTATGTTATTAATAATATAATAATATAATATATGTATAGTATTATATAATAAAATCAATTTTTTTTCAATTTTAAAAAATTATTAAATTCTTTAAGATGAAACAATTTTTTTATCTATTAATTTATATGAGTGATACTATAACAGAAAATATTACGGAAAATATTACTAAACAAGATTTAAAAAATATTGATAAAAATAATGATATAAATAAAATTGATAATATTGATAATATTGATAATATTGATAATATTGATAATATTAATAATGTTCAAAAATCAGATGACTTAATAAAAGATATAAATTTACCAATTTTAGAAAAGTTTGAAATTAATTCAGAACCTCCTGCAAAAATAAAATTAAGTTCCCCTGTATTATGTTTTAATAATCTAAATGAATGGATTATAATAGATTTAAATATAATGGCACGTACTCCAATAATATGGACAGAGGTTATGACTGATAATAAATTAATACCAGTATCAATAGTTATGTGTCCTAGAACATTAAGAGCATCGGTATTTGAAGGTAAATTAAAATCAAAATATTATAAAGGTGATAGATTAATATTAGAAAATGAAGAAAAATCGTTAATACCAATTGATATGAATATTGCGATTGATGATGAATATAATTTAGAGATTAATAAACGTTATCAAGTATATATACAAACACTAAAAAATTCATTAATTGATTATTATGATATTAAATATCTACATATGACTAAAAAAAATAAAGAATATAAATATATAATTCATAAAGATTATTTATTTGATAAACTCGATGAATCAGGTAATAAAATAAATTTGGATTTAAAATTTCATCCAAAAACCCTAGTAAACTTAATACAATATATTTCATCAAAAACAAATAAAAAGAAAATAACTATAATAGTTGGAAAAGATTCAAATCTTTTAGAAATTAAAGGGTATGATAACAAAAAATCAGGTTTTGATGAATATATATTACAATATGAAGAAGAAATAATTAAAAAAGAATCTTTTATCATGCCAATGTTATATTATAAAGCATTACAAATATATCCAAATGCAAAAATTATAATTTTATAGTTTTGTAATATCATCATCTGATATATTTAAAATTGTTTTACCATTTACTGTATTATAAAAGGAAAGAATAATTTGTCTAAAATGATTTAATAATATTAAATCAGAATGTATATTACCTTTACATGCATTAACATCAACAACTTGATCATTATTTTGGAGGTTTGATAGAATAAAATCTATTAAGTTACTTAATTTAAAAACTGTTAAATAATGATATTTATTTAAAAATATTATTTCTTTATCATCTTCTTTTATTGTTGTAAAACTTTTTTTAATATTTTGAAATATTTTTTGATATAATTGAGCTGTATTTTTAGAAATATATTGATATGTCTCCATTTTTGGATTTTTTGTTGATTCGCTTATAACTAAAAATAAGTAATGTATATAAAAGTTATATCTATATTGTAATTCTTTCATATATTCAAAATTATTAAATATATTATCTAACAATTCAAATAGATATTCTATCTTTTTAATTAAATCAGTAATTGGTAAATCAGATTCAAAAGTATAATATTTATCATCAACAACACCATCATCGTTGCCACCTGTTTGTGTTTTAATCATTTCAATTACATCATCTACATCTAAAAGCTTTTCTAATGGTGTCTCATCTGTAAGTTTTGCAGAAAATATATTAATATCTTTAAGACTTTTTATTTTATCATCTATCTTAATAGATTCTGAAATTGTGTTAATATGTGATTCTATCTCATTTAAAGCTGACATATTAAGAGCACTTTCTTCTTTTAACTGAATTGATTCAAATGATATTTTTTCGGTTTCATTTTCAGGTATTTTGTCTAGAATTATTAATTCAGATGAATCAAATGATATTAATAATATTTCATCTAATTTTATCTTTTTCTCTTTGATATAATCGTTAAATTTTTTAGATATATCAATAATTTCATCTATTTTATTTATATTTGCTATAATATTATCTTTTAATGATTTTTCTGAATCTACAATATAAGGATCATATATTATTTTTAATTTTTCATTAAAATCTTTAAGCTGTGTTTCAAATGGATTTTCATCTACATTAAAGAATATATCATATTTAGTAGGATCAGTTTGATCAGTAGCTTCTGCATCTAAACTTAATCTATCTTTATTCCATAATTTATCTTTTACAAATGCACTATATTGTTTTTTAAATTTACCTAATCTAGATGATTCATCAAAAATATTTGTAGTAGATAATGGTTCTAATTTTTCAACAGTACTTAATAGACCTACTTTTGTAGAATCTGTCGTGTCATCTTTTATTAATTTATCTAATTCTTTTAGGCGGTCAATATATGTTTCTATATTTTCATTCATTGTGTCATAATCACTTTTATTTCTTAAAAGTGATTCAATTATATCTTCTATTTTACCACTTCCTATTTGAAACGATTTTAAATAATTTATATCATTTTTTATAATATTTTTCATTTTATTGTATAATGATTTATCCATTATATAATAATATAATATTTTTATCTTGTAATAGCTTCAATAAAGTTATTAGTTGTTTCTAATAATTCGTATTGTTGTGCACATTTAAGTTCACGCATAGGTTTTTCATAGTTTCCAAAAAGATAGAATATTTTAAAATCACCAATAATATCAAGATATGGATTCAATATAGTTTTAATTATGGGATTATCATAACAGAATATTTTTTTAGATTCATAAGATTTAATAGTTTTATCAAAGAATTCATCAAGAGCATCTGGATTATAAAAATAATTGCCATAATCAGGTAACGTCATAACATTTATTGCAGTAGCTTGTACATTACTTTGTATAGTTCTATTTGATTGAGATATATTTTCTGACGATGCTTCGTTGTCCAAAATAGTTTTATTTTTAGGTTCTGTTAACTCATCTTTAATAAATAATTGTTTAAAATAATCATCTGTATTTAATTTAAATAATTTTAATTTTGTTTTTTCATCATATCTAAAAAAATCTGGTAAGTTCATTGCTTCTCCAGCTATTGCTTTATTTTCATTTTTTGCAATTTTTCTTTTTGCAAGTTCTGCCTTCAACATATTTTCTGCTACAGCTTTATCTGTAGGTTTTAATATTCCTAATATCATTTGTCCATAATCTTTAATATTTTTTGTATTTTTATCAATTTCTAATGCATTTTGTTTACCCTCCTTTTCTGTTTTAGAAACATTTAATATTTTGCTTATTTGTATATTTTTGTTAAATGTATTATTTTCTTTTTGTTTAACTATATCTATCATATTTCTATCAGTTTCATTTTGAATTAAATATATAGATTTTGTAACACCCGTTTTTGGGTCTGTAATATCTTTACCATCTTTACCCAAATATTTTATTAGACCTATAATATTTTCATTAATATATATTCCTTCAAATCCAGTTGTATAAAAGTCATATTTAATTGATTCATATAAATAATCTTTAAAATTTTTCTTTACTACTACTTTTTCTTTAAACTGTGTCCGTTTATCTGATATATCTAAATCTCCTAATTGATTTTCTGTTGTATCAATATTATTATCTTTAATTTCTAAAAATGTTTCTGTATCTTTATTTTTAAATTTTTCTTTTAATGCATCACGTTTAAAATTATTATTTATTAAATCACTAATTAAACTTTGACATTGTTTATCAGATGATTTAGAAATACTATTTTTAATATATTTATTTATTTTTTCATCAATAATTTTCTTAAATAAATCATTTAATATATCATATCTGTTTAAATTAATAATACGTTTTAATAAATTAATAAATAGTAAAATTTTTATTTGTCTGCCATTTTGTAGTTTTAATGAATCATTACCATATGGTATTTTATATGTTGATTTTGGAATAGTTAATTCAGTTTTTGATTTAACTGCTTTACGTTGATTTATAATTACCTGATTTATGTTACGTTCAAATTTTTTATTCCATTCAGATACCGATCTTAATACTTTGTCATCAATATCCGCATTTACTTCGATTGAACCATCATCTTTAAATTTTAATAAATTATGGAAGGTATACCAACCTAATTTAGATTTAAAATAAATATCAGATATAACGAAATATTTATGTAATTCAGCTGCATTATATTGAACAATTTTTTCAGTACCCTCGCTTTTATCAACTATGTTATAATAGGTTGGGTTATCGACAAATATTTTTTCATTATAATTTAAATAATAAAATTCATCTAATAATTTAAAATCTGTATCGATATTTATTACATTACCATAAAAAACACCATTTGATTCGCCATATAATTGATATTTAATATTAATTTCTTTATCTATAATTTCTGTTTTTAAGTTTTTACCTTTAATATAATTATCTTTAATATATTGTTCTATTATTTCACATGCAAAAATTGGTACACATAATGGATTAAGTGTAAATGCACATAACATTGCTTTTAATTCTTTCATATATGTTTCTTCTGGATTAGTTTTAAACAATTCTTTATAAATTGGATTTATATGATCATCTTTATATTCGTCATTACCATCATAATCTTTTTTGAATTCTTCTTTTATTATATTATATAATATTGGATTTGTATTAAAATCAGCATATTTATTTATAAATGTTGGTGCAATTTCTTCACGACCTGGTAAATCGATAATTAATAAATTTACAGGAATAGATTTTCCATCTTTATTTATAATAACAATAAAATCATAAATTAAAATGGATCTTGAACTTACTTTGTTGTTTGGTGTTTCTCTAACTCTTTGTGTTCTAATTCTCATTTCTTCAATTTTATCAGTAAATTTACTAAAATTTCTAAATAATTGTTGATATTGTGTATTACTAATCTCTATATAATCAAGAATATCTTCTTTTCCATCATCTGTTTTTTTATATAATGTATCATTCTTTGATTTATCTAAAATATTATTTCTTAAAACATTAATTTTATTAATATATTCATTAATTTGATCACCTTCTAATTCAACAGCCCATTCATCTTCTTCTTTATTATATTTGGATTTTGTTTGTGGTTTTTCAACTCTAATACCTTCTACAAATGTATTTGGATCTTCGGCTTTTAATTTATATGCATATAAATAATTATATATATCTTTATTTTTTTGTTTTGTTTCATCGGGTTCATACCAATAATCAACATATGGTAATCCTTTACCATAGATTTCAAATGTTCTAAAATATACCTTCTCTAACCCATCAAGTTTACTTAATGTTCCTTGTAATAAACCATCTTTTCCAGGGGCACCAAAAAGTGTATATGATTTACCAGTACCAGAATAACCATATGTAATTAAACATACACCATTACCTGATGATAAACGTGTATTAAGACACATATATGCAGCCATATCAGAGTTATTAACAAAATTTTGTGTATCAAAAACTTCGGTAAATTTATATGAATTTAAATATGGTATTTTTTCTGGTAATTCACATGATTTTGGTTTATTATTATTAACATCAGTTAAAGTATCATATGGATTATTTGATAAGTCATTACACGGATTTGATTTTTGTGCATCACATGTAATATTACGCAACCACATTAATTTTTCATTAATATTAGGTGAAGTTGCATATAAATATTCTAATGATATTCTCATTACTAATCTAATTAAATCTACATCTTTTTTTGTATTTTCTATTTCTTCAGGTTTTTTACTAGATAATTCAGAAGTTAAATTTTCAAGTGTATTTTCTTTTAGTAAATTTTCTTTATTACTTATAATAGTATTAATACTAATTAGTTTCGTATCTGTTTTAATTGTTACTGAATCAAAAATATCTTCCATATTTGTTTTAATATCAATTATATCCGTTTGTAATTTATTTATATCATTATTTAATCGATTTATATCATTTTCTCTAATAAATATGTCTTCGTTTATTGTTTTTAATAAAACAGATAAAGTTTCTTTTTTATATTTTTCTAATTCTTCAATTTTTAATTCATTTGTTAAATTTGTATCATAAAATACTTTATTAATATATTTATAGGCTTCTTTTATTTTACTATTATATATCGATATAGTTGATTCTTCTATAAATTTTCTTAATTCAAAATCTAATAATCTATTTTTACTTAAATCAAATAAATTAATATTTTCATTATAAGAATTATTTTTAATATAATAACCTGCATATATATTTCTACGTAAATAATCTGATAAAAATAATTTATTATTAATATTATAATCTACTCGTTTTTTATAATCATTATCATTTTTAAATTTTTCGTAAATTTCAGAACCACTTGTATTACTATTATTTAATATATAACTTGGTAAATCAAGTGTTTGCATAATTCCATTATGAAAATCTTCATTCATTTTAATATCATTTACTCTACTAAATATTGTTAATTTATTCATTTGAGTTTCATTATATTTCTCTAATATATTTTTAAAATGATTTAATAAAGTAAAATATTGTAATATTTGTGGTTCACATTCGTCAATATCAATAATATCTGTTGGAGTTAATAATTGCGATAAACGTTCTAAGAATCCTTTTAATATTAATATTGTTAGGAAATATTTTTTACGGATCTCTTGTGTTAAATTTTTTAATTCTTCTTCACTTGAAGTAAATGTATCAATATTACGTTGTAAATCTTTATAAATCTTTTCTATAATACGTTTATAAAAGTTTATCATACCTCTACCAATATATTTATATACTTGATAACTACCTTTTACAAATAAGGCGTTTGATAATATTGATAATAAATATACTGAATGTGTTATTTCATATATCACAAATTTATTATATTTTTGTGTATTCTTAACATAGGATTTATAAGTTTTCATATAATGTTTTGATTTTTTTTCAAGATCAGTCATTATTTTTTTTATATCTTCTATAGATGCACCAGCACCACCTGAAAATTTTGGATTATATATTTCTTCTAATTTGTCTGTTTTAATAGATGTCCCATCAAATTCATCTAATTTAATTTTTAATAATTCACCAACCGACTGCATGATACCTGGTTGTGTAGTTGGATCTGTTTTTATCATATTATTTGTTATTGCCTTTGTATCGCTACCAGTATATAATTTACGGGGTAATTTCGTGTTTTTTTCTCCTTCTTTATATTCTAATTTTGTTAATTTATTTATTTTTTCATTATAATATAATATAAAATTAATATCTAATGTGGTATTTTTATTATATTCTGTAATGATTTCAGTTACTATTGTTTTATCTGATTCTGATTCTGAAGCTGAAGCTGAAGCTGAAGCTGAATATTTATTTAACATTTTTAATAATGTTGATCCGTTAATAACGAATATCAAATTCTCTCTTTTAATAAAATCAAAATTTGATAATTTAACAAAATTATTATTCTTTTCTTCTAAAGTTGTATTTACTTCATCTAACTCGGTTTTAACTTTTTCTAACTCTGTTATATAAGAATTAATATTTTCTTTTAAGGCTTCTATATTTCCATCAAATGTAGTTTGATCTTGCAACGTACTAGTTTTAATTTGATCTTGTAAATCTGTATAACTTTTTTTTAGTTCATCCATTTTCTGATTTAGTTGTGTCGTATTTATTATTTTATCTTGTTCGATTTTTGTATTATCAAATGGTACATATAATGATCTCAATTGGTTTGCGATATCTAATTGGTTTTGTGTGTTAGTTGCGCCTAATTTTGTTTGAATAACATTTAATTTTTGGGGTATTTTATCAAATAAATCTTTTATATCTAGACCAACATTAAAATCTTTAATAGTATTCGAAATTAGTTCGGTTTGTTCTTTTATTTTATCAACATTTCTTTCAATATCTTCTGGATTTATTTGATTTATTTTATCTAATATTTCTTTTAATTTTGTCATCTTTTCTATTTCTTCTTGTGTTAAACCACCACGTTGTCCTCCTCTTTGTCCTCCTCTTTGAAAGTTATAATATTTATTAATTATATGTCTATCTTCATGAATTAAATTAAATAATTGTTCATTTAATTCGACTCTTTCATTATTTATAGAATTAAGGATTTCTCCTAATTGTTTATTTTTATATTTTAATAAAATTTCTTTATATAAACTTCCGAATATATTCATATAATATAATATAACATACAATAAAAAAAATAAAAAAAAATATATCAATATTTTATCAATATTTATCAATATTTATCCAATGAATGTGCAATAAGGAAATGTTAACAATGATACTAAAAATTTATTTTCTTTATTTTTTATAAAATTATATGTATATAAATTATAATTATAATCTATATTTATTACAATAAATATATATGCAATCAAT